TTTTACAATTTATAAGAAAAGTAAATGAGCCATTTTATCCAATAGATTTTCAATATAGAATGGGATATAAACACTTACATTCAATGATATCATATAATCAGAATTACTGTAACGATCTTTTGAAGTTTACATATGATATTATACCCTCAGTACTACCTATTGGTGCAAGTTATCTTAAAAAAATATCAGTTAATGTTTATGGTAAAAATTTAAATGTTATATGCGACCAGATGAAAGTAAATTTAGTTGGAACGAATATTCATCCATCTCATTTACCAAATACAAATATTACACCAGTTCCAGAAGGACTAGTTTATACACCTACAACAAATAATAAATTTGATCTTTTATTTTCGGCGGCATCTGATACAAGAGCTAATGCTAAAAAAATAATTTATGATTTTGAACAACAGGTTATTTTATTATGATTTATAAAGATTCTTATATTCGTACATTTTCAAAAACGATGACATATAGAGTATTGTCTTCACTGACAATGATCATTCTTGGTATGTTTCTTCTTGATCAAAATTTATACACAGCATTTTGGTTGATGATTCCACTGTCAATCAATGGTATCTGGCTTTTTTATTTACACGAGTTTATATGGAATCATATATCATTTAAACGTGATGGATATGATGAACATCAATATCGATCATTGGCTAAGACTATTACATGGCGTATTCAAGGAATAATTACTATTTTCTTAACGACTTGGATTTTTACTTCGGCTTCTGTACAACAAAGTTCTTTTTATTCTTTAATTTTAGGATTTGTATTGATGGGTGTTCATTATATACACGAAAGGGTTTGGACTAAAATTAAATGGCAGAAGAATATATAAATAATATAAAAGGGTTTTAAAAATGGCAGTAATAGCATCAAGAAATGATTTCAAAGAATATTGCCTACGCAAGTTGGGCAAGCCTGTCATTGAAATCAACGTTGATGATGATCAAGTTGAGGATCGCGTTACAGAAGCATTTAGTTATTACTGGGATTACCATTTCGATGGTGCTGAAAAAATTTATTACAAATATCCAATTACGCAAAATGATATAACTAATCGTTATATTACAATGCCAGATAATATAATTGGTGTTATTAATTTGTTTCCAATTGGTCAGGCTCTTAATACTAATAATCTATTCAATATCCGTTATCAGATTGCATTAAATGATCTTTATACATTGACATCTGTTTCTATGGTTCCTTATTATATGGCAATGCAACATGTTCAGTTCCTTGAGCAGATGCTTGTTGGCCAGCAACCATTAAGATATAACCGTATTATTAATAAATGTTATATCGATATGGATTGGACTATTATAAATGTTGGTGATTATCTTATTCTTGAAGCATATCAAATTGTTGATCCAGAAGTATACACAAAAGCATATGCAGAACGTTGGATTCAGAATTATGCGACTGTTTTAATTAAAGAACAGTGGGGCAGCAATCTAAAAAAATTCGAAGGTATGCAGATGCCTGGTGGATTAAAATTCAATGGTCAAAAAATTTATGACGAAGCGTTTTCTGAAAGAATGGCTTTAGAAAAAGAAATGACTACAAGCTTCAGCTTACCAATTATCGATATGATCGGGTAGGATTTTAAACCTATGGAAGCATTTGTTTACTGTTGGACTGATAAGGTTACAAATAAATTATATGTTGGTTCTCATAAAGGAACAACAAATGATGGGTATATTTGTTCTAGTAAACTAATGCTCGATGAATATAAAAAAAGACCTGATGATTTTTCACGTCAAATAATTGCTGAAGGTAATTTAAAAGATATTAGAAAATTAGAAGCAAAAATACTTCAATCTGTTAATGCTCGTTTAAACGAACAATTTTATAATAAACATGATAATGATGGTTTTTATTTTGATGGGTGGAAAAGTGGAACTCATACAGAAGAACATCGTAAAAATATGTCAATTGCTGCTTCAAAAAGAAAAGCTAAAAAATTATTGACACACGGAGGTTTTGCATAATGGCTACCAACTTCTTCTTTCAATAATTTCAAATCATATCAAGAGCAACAGCTTATTGAAAATTTGATAATCGAAGCCATAAGAATTTATGGCGAAGATATGTTATATGTTCCCCGTAAAATTAATAATTTCGATGCATTGTACACTGCTGATGATCAGTCTAGTTATGAACTGGCATTACCAATAGAAATGTATATCAAATCAATTGATGGATTTTCAGGCGATGGCAATTTTATGTCAAAGTTTGGTGTTGAAATTAGAGATCAGGTTGTTTTTTCTGTTGCCCAGAAAAGATTTATCGATGATATATCTTCTATAACTACACAACCAAGACCAAATGAAGGCGATCTAATATATTTTCCATTGAATAATAAATGCTTTCAGATTAAAAGTGTTTCCAAATTTGAAATGTTTTATCAGATGGGAGCATTACAGACATGGGAATTAACTTGTGAATTATTTGAATACAGTAATGAAGTATTCAATACAGGCGTACCTTATATTGATTCTATACAACTTAATAATGATACGAATATTCTTGATTATCTAATATTAACTGAAGCAGAAAGTTTAGATGTTGGTATACCAATAGTAACAGAGGATGGTCAGTATTATATTGTCAATGAAGCATTAAACTTAACTACAATTGTTCCAGGTTCTAATAACACTGAACTTCAAACAGATGGTTCTGGATTTATAGATTTTAGCACGGGCGATCCGTTTACAGAGGGTCTATAATGTTCGGACAAACATTTTATTTTAGTACTATTCGTAAATATGTTATTCTTGTTGGAACATTATTCAATGACATACATATTACAAGAACCGATGCACATGGTAATGTAACACAGTTACTTGAAGTTCCTATTACATATGGACCAAAAGATAAAATGTTAGCACGTGTTATTGAAGACCCAACGCTTTCGCGTCAAACAGCAACACCTACATTACCAATGATTTCATTTGAAATGGGTCAGATAAAATATGATGGTTCAAGAAAATTACATACTACTGGTAGATCTTCTGTAAAAAATGATGCTAATAGTTTAAAGTATCAGTATAATCCTGTACCATATAATTTTGATTTTAAAGTATATATTTACGTTAAAAATGCAGAAGATGGAACAAAGATAATCGAACAGATACTTCCATATTTTACCCCTGACTGGACGTCTACAGTTAATCTTATTCCTGAAATGGATATAACGATGGACATTCCAATCATATTAAATGGTATTAATTATGAAGATAAATATGATGGTAAGTTTTCACAAAGAACATCTATAGTATGGACATTAGATTTACTATTGAAGGGTTATATATATGGACCTGTCAGAAACTCTAATGTTATTAAGTTTGTAAATACAACTTTTTATATACCACCAGTTCCTGATGGTCAGCTTCCAACAGCAGTAGGAGTAACACCTCCAGCAGAACGTGTTACTGTTCAGCCTGGATTAACCGCAAACGGTCAACCAACTTCTATTGCTAGTTTAACTGTGCCATATACCCAGATAGATGCCAGCGAAGATTATGGTTTTGTAACTGAGATATACAACGAAGAGCAATTAAATGAGTGATAATGAATCGGGCGCACCCAATAATAATAAATTCGTCAATTCTATTATAGCAGCTGCGCATGATGATAGTGCAACAGTTGATTTTGATATGGCACGTTCCAATATACGCGAAGTTATTACAAATGGTAGTGAAGCGATATTCAAATTAACTGAAATTGCAGAACAGTCTCAACATCCAAGAGCATATGAAGTTCTTGCTAAACTTATGGATTCTGTGGTAAATGCCAATAAAGAATTACTTGAATTACAAACTAAAATTAGAACTATTCAAGCTTCAGATTCTCCAATAAATGAAAGAGCACAAAGTGTTACAAATAATTTATTTGTTGGGTCAACAGCAGAGTTACAAAAAGTTATAGCAGAGATGAGAAAGTAATGTTACGTTTCAGTTCTTATATATATCTTGATGAAGCACGAATTTCACCAGAAGCTCTTGCACAAATACACCCAACAATTAATACTGAACATGATCTTAATGCGCAACATAAAAAATCAAGCGATATAATAAATCACTTCGCTAATAATGCTGATCCAACTAATGAAAAAATTTATACGCCTTGGCTTGTTAACAAATATAAGGCTGGTACTTTTACACAGGATCAGGCACCACAGATTAAACAATCTCTTAGTGATTTTCATGCTAATAAAAGCAGAATGCCAATTAAGGACATTAACCAATATAAATCTCCTGATGAATTAAACCAAGCAGTAACTCCATTCATTGGTTCTAAATCTGGCAAGCAACAGAAAAAAGATGCTGGCGACGGCGCTGATCTTATTCATGCAGAAAATGGTGTAACTGTTCATAAGTTAAATACAAAAGAAGCTTCATGTAAATATGGCGCTGGTACTAAATGGTGCACTTCTGGAGCTAAAAGAAATCAATTTGATAACTATAATAAAGATGGTGATCTTTATGTTATTAATAAAAATGGTGTAAAGCATCAATTGTTTTTATCTAATAATGGTGAGGAAAGAGACAACGAGCTTAGAGATGCTGAAGATAAAGAAGTTCCGATTCAGGATTTAATAAAGAAACATCCTGAACTTAAAAATGTTGAAGAGTTTAAAAATTCTAAATTAGAATTGAATAAAGAAATTACTTTTTTTAAGAAAGATTTCCCACTTATAAGTAAAGATATAGATGTAGCAAAAGGGCAGATTCAGTATATCAAAAGATGGTTGAAAGTGATAGACGATAATCAAAAGATCTTAGGTACATCAACAGATCAAGATGAACTTGATGCTGCAGAATACCAAATCAATGTTGCACAAAAAAAGTTATATTTACTACAATGAGATCAAAAGATTTCCTACTATTCGAAG